CCGCGTCTCCTTGGGATCAAGCGTCTTTAGGCACCTTTTCCCCGGCGTGTACAGGCCATGGCCCGCGTCGATGCAGACTGTCTTCATTCTTCCCCCCCGCTCTCAGTTCGTCGATCAGCGCCCAATAAAGCTTATCTACGCACGCGCGAGTTTCGGCCGCCTGCGCTTCCAGCGCGGCTATCCGTTCCGCGTATGAAGATACTTTTTTGACATCCGTTTTCAGTTCTTCTATGCTCGCGGCTATTGCGTCGCCCGTGGCCTTGGCCTCCGCGAGCTTTTCGGCGTGCTTGCATGCGTCCGCGCGGGATTCTTTTTTCCCGGCGCGGACGTTCGCGAGCACCGTGGCGCCGATGCCGCCGGACACAATCGCGGCGAGCTCCGCGAGGCCTATCGCCAATAGCTCCATCAATTCCCCTCTAGCAGCGCGGCCGCTTGTTCGCGCCATATCGTTGGCACGTCGTTCAGCTCCATGCGCCCGGCTCTAATCAGATTCGCGTATATTTTCGCCATTTGCGCCCCTTTCGTTTTTCATCGCGTATACCATGCCGCCCAGTTCGGCCAACGCCAAATGCACGTCTATCGCGTCGTTTTGGACGCTTTGCGTTAGCGCGTTTATCAGATTTGACGCGCTTTCCCCAGACGCTTTGACTGTTTCGTCTACCGCCGTTATTCTTGTCCGTGCGCTTTCCATGTCGGCGCGCAATGCGTCGTGCTCTTTTCGCAGTCCCTTGACCGCTTCTTCCATGTCGTCGTCCTGCCGAAGCTTTACGGACAACCCTCCCCGCCTCCAGGTAATTTCCATAACCTTCGTGAACCCGCGCTGCGTGCTCTGAAATGCACCTTCTTCGTCCTGGACCACGAGCGTCTCAAGAGCTTCGCGGTCGAAAAAAGCCTTGCGCGCTTCGTCATAGGTCACGCCTTGATCAAGAAATATTTCAAGCGTTTGCCATAGCCCGTCGCGCCCGCCGTCTATGCGACGCACGTAGAATTCTGTTCCATTTGCCAATTTGATAATTTGCATAATGCGCGCCCCTTATATTTAATTACTTTCCAACAACAAGAAAACCGTTTATATATAATGCATAAAAATACATCAGCCTTGCGACAGAAGCATCATTATCTACGTGGTACCCTACGAGTATTGTCGAGTTAGCGGTCTTGTACTGTTGCGGCAACACGTATTCATTGGTCGCTGGTTCATGGCTGCATATAGCAATGGCACTGCTGCCAGTTCCGCCATAAGATATCGTCCCATTGTTCAGCCATTGCCCGTTGATGTTAATTTCGCAAGTAATGCTGCCATCGTGGGCACCAGCTCCCATAGCTTCTGAATATGCGTGCATTGCTATGCTATGCGCGTTGCGCAAATCAAATTTGCGGCGGATTTCTATATGGGCTTGCGAATAACCAGTGCGGTAAGCCACGAAAACATAGACGTATTGATCGAACGGGTTAACTTGCGCAATTGTATTCGGACTCATGTCAACAAATTGCACGGTGCTTTCATGTATCGGCACATAATCCGAAACATTCGGCAGAAACGCCAGACGGTTCACGCCGCCGCTGCCTATCCAGCCTTCTTTGACGGAGCGGTTCACGCCGCCGCTGCCGACTGCCATTTCCCTGATTTCGCGGTTCACGCCGCCGCTGCCGATTATTAGCCCCATCGCACTCCTTGCGCCCTGCAAGCATTCCGGTCCATCAATACGTCAGCCACATTTGCTTTTCGCCGACGAAGGCCGTCGGGCCATCCGCGCTGACGTGGAGGTAACCGAAATGGTATATCGGGTGCGCCACGTCCCCCATCGACCATCCCCCCACCTTGACGACGTTGTCAATGTCGAGGCCAAAGTTCACTCCTGCATTGCTTGTATGAAAGGATAGGCCTGCAGCCCCATCTATGGTGGCGCCCACCTCGAACATCCCGAGCCCGGCGCCGTGGGCTATGGTCCTGCCGGTCACGCCGTCGTACGACTGGTTCACGCGGGCAGCCGTGCCCGCGCTGCCGGCGCTGTCGGCGTACGGCACGCTGGAGGGCACGTGGGCGGCCACCTTGTCGTCCACGTAACGTTTGCGCGTGGCGTGGTTGTCTGCCGTGGGGGCTGAATCGCGCAAGGAGAGGTTGCCCGTCAGCGTGCCGCCGGTGAGGGCCAGCGCGCCTATGTTCGCCGGGGTAATGCCTATGTTCACCGGGTCTACGTCGTATGAGACGACCACGAAATCGAACTCGTTGGCCGCCGTCTCGACCAAAAAGCCATATATCAAGCTGTCCTTTGGCAGTCTCTTCCCGAAGCCCAAGCCGTTGCGCTTCAAGTTGAAGATGACGGTCGGTTCGGGAGAAAACTTTGTAAAGGTGAAGGCCGTCGTATTGTTATGGCCCTCCGTCAGCTTCACGGCCACGAAATCGTGCGTCTTGGGCGTGTACCCTGTCGGGAATATGATGTTTTTGTCACGGACCCCCGCCGAAGCTGGCGACGTCAGCTCGACGAAAGCATACGCCGCACCAGCCGCTTCCAAGGCTATTTTGTCCACGTACGCCTCGGTCGCCGCTCCCACATCCGCAGCGGTATGCGTGTGCGTTTTTTCTGATTTTTGGCTTAAAGCTTTGTCAATCGCATCTGCATTTTCATTAAAGTCATCAACATCGTAATTGGTTTCCTGCAAAGGTTTTTTCAACTTGTAATTGTCGGTATAGTTCAAGTCAACACCTCATCCCTTAACGCCTTGTGGCTGTATATTCTCAATTGAGCATGAGTGAGTTTAGCCAACGTTTTATGTTTGTTGTATATCAAACGCAAGTCGATCAACATGTTCGCGGGTGCGACGCGGCGCAGCAAACGCATGGCCGCGCCAGAAGCAAGCTTTGCTTTTAGCTCAAGCTTCACACTCAGTATTTTTTGCGCCACGTCACGTTCAATTGAAAATTCTCCTTTGCCGCAAATAAAATCTAGCATCTCAATCAATCGATTAAAAGTGAACGGCGCATATTCAATAAATATCGCCAATATGGCTAGTTTCCTGTCTTCAAGGTTATCGGTGTTTTTTGGAGCAATTTTTAGGATTTTCTCCCAGCGCCTTACCCCGTATTCCGTCGCCGATTCAACGAACTGCTCTCCAAATATAAATCTGTATGAATCCCACAAGAGCTTTATTTCTTCGTCCTCGACAGCAAATATAATCCTGTATTCTCTCGTTGACTGCATAACAAACGGCAGGTATTCGATTAGCTTTTTACGCAATTACAACGCCCCGTTTCGGAATTCCGTCAGCCGCCAGCTCATAGTTTTTCGCCATTCCGTTTATTTTTGTCCCCCCCACGTCAAGAACGCCCTCGACGCCAAGAATCCTTGTTTCCAGATGGCTCACCCGAACAACCAGCGTCGCGTTTTCGTCGTCCCTCCAGCCCACGCCGTCCCAGCCTTTCGACAGCTCAAAAAAAATATTGTCGATTGCCATTTCAACGGCTGCCCGCGTCGATTCCCAGCTCCAGCCGCTTTGATACGTCAAATATAGTTCAATGTCCAGTATTTCGTTTTTTACGCCATCCACAGTCACTTTGTGGTCAATCGGCGCTATTCCCATCCCTTTGCCTGGCAGCGGATCGACCAACTGCTGCAATTCTTCCAAAAAACTCTTTGTCGGGGCGCCGTAGCCTGAATCGATCACAGTCAACCCGACGGTGCCGCCGCCGTACTTCACGGGATGCACTTTCACCCCGCCGACGCCGTCGAGCGCGCTTATCTTCTCGACGTAGTCTTGCACGTTCCCGCCGAACGCCGACGCGGCAAAGCTGTCGAAATACCGCCGCCGTAGCCTTTCCGTCTCTTCTTCGTCGCCTCCTGGCGTTATGACGTCCGCGATCTTGGCGGCTCCAAGCCCCTCCACGTAGTCGACAGGCACCAGCGCGCCGCCGCCATGATTGCCGACCGCGCCCGCCGTTTCGCAGCGCAACTTGTACGTCCCCGCGCCGATTTTTTCCACTGCCTCAAAAACAATCCTGTCATGGGTGAACCGCGCGCCGATGGGAACGTCCACGTTGAAAACGCCAAGCCTTATCGCATGCGTGGCCTTGTACGGGTGTACGCCGCGCTCGGAGCACCGTTTTATCAAAAACTTGCGGCTTGCGGTGTCAGCGTATGTTTCGTCAAGCAAGCTGTCCAGCTCTATGTGCAGCTGCGCGTGCTCGGCGGCGACCGGCGCGAGCGCCATGTTGACAATCGAAGTCTCGCGCGTGTCTATCGCGACCCCTTCGTCGTTCGCTATTTTTTTTGCTCCGACAAGAAGCCTGTTTATTATATTTTTGAATGTTTGGTGCTCGAACACTACACCAATACCGCCTTTTCGTATTCGATTTCGCCAAAAATCGTTTTGACCGTGAACGTCACGATCATCCGGTGTTTTTTTGCTTCAAAGCCAAATTCGTCAACTGACAGTATCCGTTCGTCATATAGCAAAGCCTCCCTTATCCTTCTTTCAATTTCTGGGATGACATAAGTCTTTGGCTCTCCGAACAAATCAACCAGCTCCACGCCGACGTTCCACGAGAATATTTCATGCTTGTAACGCTCAATGTTTAGAGTGATGTAAATGAACTGGCGCATCGCGTCCAATTCGTTCGTATACGCTTGAATGCATTTAGTCTCCATATGGTACTTGTGCGTGTTCGTCGGCCGCGCCGTCGGCTTTATCGGCCTGTTTAAAAAATCGCTTGACGCTGGCAACATAGTTACTCCGCCCTGTCCAACACAACATATTTTTGGCCGCCCTGCATCCTTATAAGTATTACCCCTTCATTTACTCTAAGTCCGTTGTCGCCTTCAAAAACGTGTTTCAATCCGCCGTTTGCGGCTTCAACTTCGTGGCCAATGACATTTTTGGTCAATATCAACTGGCGCATCCCAAGCAATAGTTTTTGGTCGATGCGTATTTGCAAAGGATCGGCTTGCTCCACATTTCCAAAAACTATGGCTATCGGGCATGTGGCGTTGACCGCGTCAACCGCAGCCTTTTTAATGGTTTGGATCAGTTCATCCAATAATTTCCCCGCCCCTCATCGTCAAATCCATAAAATGCTCGTTGTTTCCAAAAGTGTGTTCGCACTTTTCAACGAGCAAATAACTTGTTATGTCCATGTCTCCAACTCCCAAATTTACTATTAACATGTTTCCCGCCCTGATTCCTAAATTCCCAAATATTTTTGTGAGTTTCAATTTCCTTGTCTTCGCGTTATAGAGTTCAAGCAATGCGTCAGCTTTGGCCTGGCCGTTTTCGTGCTCCTGCAATGTGTCGTAGTATTGCAACACCCCCCAATTATTTATGTTGTCCCCGTCCTGCGCAATGTACACGTCTCTTTTCCCCGTCGTGTCGTTGTCGTATGTTAATTTAATTTTGTTATATGTATCGTCGCTGATGCTTGTCGAATAATCAAAGTTTTCGCCGCTTTCCGCGTCAAGGACAATGTCCAATTTCATATCCTCAAGCTTTTTCAATGTCAATTTTCCGAAATCGTCGTACAATACGTACATCGTTTTATTGTTCGTGGTTTCCATATCGAGCGCGTTGTAAATAATATCGAAGCCGCTGACGTTGGATTCGACCCTTGACGCTATTTTATAGCTTGTTGCGGCGATTTCGCCCACATTTAATTTAAAATTAACCGCAACCTTTTTAATCACATCGCTGGCGGTCTCATTTTCGGTAATATCCGAATCTTTATTCGTTAAATAATACATCTGGTCATAAGCCGTGACGCTTATGTTGTGTTTTTTGTCTCTCTTTTTTTGGAATACGAATCCATAAAATATGGGCGTTCCATCAACGAAGAGCTTAACGGGGTTTCCTTCCGTGAAGTCGATGATTGAGTCTTTTATTACATTGAACGTGAGTTTTCCGGCTTCGCCGCTCCTGTGGGTAGTCCAGGTTATTTCATCCTCTACGAGCGGCTGGAACGTCTTGTTTTGTATTATGTTTTTAATGTATAATTCAACCATGCGTTATATTTAACACCATCCCTTTGTGCACGGTGTATTTTGACAAGTCATTGTTGGCGTTGGCTTCGTCTATCATGGATTTATTCGCCTCGTATATTTCCACGTACCGTTCGCCGACCCCGTACACTTTCGCGGCGATAGCCCACAAATGGTCGCCCTCGCCAACCGTGTAGCTCGTGATTTTGGGCGCCCCTTGCCTTTGTTCGTCTATGGAAGCCGTGCCATCAGCTTCAAAATTTATAATTTTCGTCGCGTAATACTTGTATTGCTTTAACGTGACATCGACGTTCACGTCATAGCCGTTTTTCGAGTCTTCGTTGATTTTATAGTCCTGCAATGACACCGTCAAATTAGTGCTGAACAGCTCCTTGTTTTGCAGCCATCTCGATATAATCAGCTGGAACGGTATTAGTTTACCGTCTTTGTCAGTCCGCGTTTTAAAATCGTTTATTGTTTCGATGTATTTTGACGCTGGCGTGAACCTGTCCCGTCGATATTTCGCGAATGGGTAAGGCACGCTTGGTAGCAACAACGCGAACGTGATTTCCGTCAGCCCCGGGCGTTTCAATGCATTGATTTCGCCTTCGTTTATCAGGTTTATGGTTTTGTTCTGGTTCGATATTTTTATCTGCAATTTCGACGGCGCGACGGGGAATAGCGTTTTGTCGAAATAGAAATCATACATCAGACATGCACCCCCTCCGCTACGCCCCGAAGCGAGTTTTCCAGGGTGTCGGCCAGGTATTCCACTATGCCTTTCAAATCAAGTTCCGAATTCACGTTGTTGGTAATCCCGCCTAAATTTAGCTCCACTTGCGCCGTCGTGAAGCGGTTTATAGCATCGCGCTCCGCTATGTCGCGCAAGTACTTGATGTTTTCTTCGCCGATTTCCAAAGCCTTAGCAGTATTTGCAGCCGTCGCCGCGCCGCTGCCGGCTATGCCGCCCACATCGGACTCGATCCCTTCCAAACCGTCCCATTCGCCTCCTTCGTCCCATTCCGGAAAGTCAAATTCGACATAGTCAGTAGGAGTCAACGGCTCGACGTCTTCCGCGACCTTTTCTTGGGCGGCCTCCAATTTCGCCTGCTCTATTTCTGCAAGCCGCGTCTCAAGGGCGGCGTATGCTTCGGCCGTCATATCGCTCAGCTTGTCCGCGCGATCCGTTATGTTCTGCTCCATCGCGAGCTTGGCGCTTTCCAAGCTCGCCTGGCGTGCCTGCCTTTTTGCTTCCTCTGCGATTTGCGCCTCCGCGCCGAACGTCACTTGGTTCACAAGCTCAATGTTCACGCCTGGGATTTTATTCAGCGTTGAAATGAAGTTGTTTATTATCCCAATCGCGGCGTTGACCAAATTTTGAAGGATCGTCAGAACATCCGCTTTCATCTGCCCCATGAAATTAGCTATCGCCACGCCGGCGGCCTGCATGCCGTACGCCATTTTGTCCCACAAATCCAAGACAAAATAAATCCCCGTAAAAAAAGCGATTTTCAGCGCGTCCCAAGTCATCAGAAGCGCGTTGACTATCTGCATCCAGACGACTCTAAAGCCGCCGACTGCGTTAGCCCAAACCACCAGCGCAGCCACGACCGCAGCTATTGCCAGGACTATCCAGGTTATGGGGTTCGCCAGCAGCGCAGTGTTTAAAAGCACCGTCGCGGCGGCCTGAGCCAGCGTCGCTATCTTCCACACGACGAACGCGGCCGCGATTCCAATGACTATAGGCTCGATCATCCCCCAGTTGGACGATATGAAGCTATAGACTTCGAAGGCGGCGCCAATTATGTCGCCGATGGCCTCAGCCGCCCGCCGCATCGCAGGGATTACCGTGGTCTGAACCACCTGCTGTATCATGGGCATGTACGTCATGAAAGCCTGGACTATGGACAAGACCGCTGGCATCAGGTTCGCGCCTATCATCGTGCGGACGTCGCCGAATGCGTTTCTCATGCTGGCGAGCATGCCTTGCGGCGTCTTCGCCATTTGGTCGGACAGGCCCGCCCACGACTGCCCGATCACATCTTGTAAGACCAACGCGCGCTGCATT